CTGTAATCTGTTCATCATCAGGAATGACGGGCAGGAGTGCGCAACGACAATTAGGATGTTGCGGCGGTTGGGTAGCCCCGCTGTTAAATGACGAACCGATATTGACTACTTGCCCCTCGTTCTGTGCGCACTTATCGCAAGGGCTAGAAGTCGCCCACTCCATCTGCTCTAATCCGTAGTTTTGGTATCTCTCTACTGTTGCTCTACTGATAGCGCGGTTTGTTTCTGTAATGGCAATAGTCAAGGCGCGGGCTGGGTCAGAAACCGCATCTTGGATTAGTTTGGCGGCTCTGCTAGGAGATAGACCCAGGGCAATAGAGTCAGATAGGGCTGTGCCTAAACGCTCAAAGCCAGTTTGGTCTATACCGCGGATAGTAATGCCAAACATCTCTAGTAATCTAAGAAATGCTTTGGTTGGTTTGAGCAACAATGCCGCCGCCGCGTCACCAGGCTTCCAGTTCTTCCAGTCCACATAATCAGTATCGTCAGCCTTCTTCAGTTCTCGCGCTCGCCGTACTGCGTCATCTGCCGCGGTTATACCCAGGGCAAATCCATCCGCCCAAACACGGCGTAGCGCCGCGCCTAACGCTTCATTATCAAATTGGACATTCAACATAGCCCAGGCTCTTGCTCGCGCTCTGTCTTGGGCAGGGTTGTCGCTTACTGCGGGCTGTGTGCGTTGGTATGCCTCAAAGATACGCCGCCAGTTAGCAGAGCCTCGTAAAGCCGCCCTTATTTTTAATGCGTTCTTTGCCGCCAAGCGCCCATCAACTTCATGAGCGCCCCATTTCATGATAGATAGGCTTTTGCTATTGACCTAGCCGTTTCCAGGTCGCCCTCGTATGCGCAACGATTAAGGGCTTCTGCCACGACTGTATCTAGTTTGAGGAACTCAAATTGGCGGTTGCGCTTCCCTTTATTCGCCCATTTCATAAACGCTTTGACCTCGGCTTGAACCTCAGCGTCCATCTCTAGTTCTTCTGCTTCTTCTTCGCTCTCTGTTTCGGGCGCGGGTGTGCCGTTTTCTGCGATATTCAAGCCATCACCCTGGGCGTTGCCGTCTTCATCAAGTGTCGAAGCGGTCAAAACTTCTTTAGCGTTAATAATTCCATCAGGAGAGAACAAGAGAACCTCTGCTCCTGCCACCATAATCGGCATATCTGCTTGTGGGGTATCTAGGAGAGGCAGACCTAGTTCAGAGCGGCGCTCGTTAATAGTCTTGCCCGCGCTTGTGACCTCTATCTGTGATTTACGGGCGTTAGCCTCATCATCAGAACGGCGAGATGTAAGCAACTTGAACTCTAGTTCGCGTGGCATACCGAGATAGGTATAAGAAATGTTTGTGAGCATTTTGTTTATCCATTGGACAAGTGGCTCAACACCTACGGCTTGTGCGTTAGCCGCTTTTCCTGCCTCAAACCCTGCGCCGCCTAGTCCGCCCTTAGGGTTGTAGCCGATTTCAGTTGGCTGAACGCCGAAGTGTCCGCAGATAGAAGCAATTAGGAACTCATCAAGAGTGTCCTTAAACTTTTCGCCGTATCCATCAGGCTGGAATGGCTTTAGTCCAGCAGGGAGAATGCGAGCGCGCATACGCTGGTTAGTCTGTCCAGCAAGGTCATCATTTAAGATGTTTTCATAGTCACGAATGAGTTGTGCGTTTGAGCCAAAGTTAATGTCTGACTCAAAGAATAGTTCAGGCACTACGCCATCTGTGTATTCGGCTCTAATCCATTGCTGTCTGCGTAAGTAAATATCCGCAAGAGGCAAGGCTCTTTCTACGGGACTAAATCCATAAACAGAAATAGTGCGGCGGTTGCGAACCATGTATTGAAGGTCGTCTGAAGTGAACTCACCATCAGCATTTGGGTCATCATCATTTGCTGTGAATTCAGAGCGTGGGAAGCCGTAAAGGATTTGCTGATACGCAACATTCGGCGGCATAGGGCGCATACCGCGGTCATCTAAGAGTGGCTTGATAGTTCCGCCATCTAGGATTTGTAGTCCGTAGAGTTCGCCGCCCACAGTCCTCTGAGGCCATACTGCCCATGCGTCAATAACGAGGATTTCTTCTAGCGCAATGTTTATCCAGTCAGCGAAGGTTAAACCATTTGAGCGGTCAGGGTTTTCCCAAAAACTGCGAACGCGGTCAATGTCTTCTGTGAACTTCTTGCGGGCTTCTGCCATCGCTCTGATGTGGTCTTTGCCTGAGTCAGCGATAATCTTTTCAGAAGCGTCTTGTCCAAGCACAATATCAAATTCAAGAGAAATGACTTTGCTCTTGATAACTTCAATACAACGGCGAAGAATATCTATTTGGTCTGCGCTCGCTCGCAGGGTCTTGAATGGGATAAAGCGTGTTTCGGTTACATTTATGTTCTGCGCTACTTGGTATTCGTAACGGCGTGGGTCAGGGCGACCATCTTCGCGGACAGGGTTGATAGCGCCAGGAGTAATCGGCATGCCTGGTCCAAAGGGAACAGTTGCCGAGAATGGTGCGCGTGGTAGCGGGTTGCTATTGCCGTAAGTTTGTTGTGCGACAAGTCCTGCTTGGCGCATGTCTGCTTCCGTCATAGCGACAGCGCCCGCTGGTAGTCGGGGAGCCTTCTCTATTTCTGAGGCTACTTTCTTAGCGAAACGGTCTATTAGACCCATGTGTTTCTCCTTGTCTAGCCTAGATACAATCCATTATTTGTAAAGTTTGGAAGTCCTTAACATTACCAACTGCGCCTGTCGCCGTCATGTTGATAATACCGCTTGCCGTTACTGTGCCACCAAGTGTTGGTGATGTTCCAAAAACAAGAGCGCCTGAGCCTGTTTCATCTGTTACGGCTGAAGCCAGGTTAGCCGAAGAAGGTGTCGCTAAGAATGTGGCTATGCCTGAGCCTAATCCTGTGATACCAGTAGATACTGGAACTGTGACTGTACCGCTTGCTCCAAGAGCGATAGCCGTTCCATTTACAGTTACGGATGAGTTTGTTAGCGAAGAATTGCCGATATTAGAAAGCGTGTTATCTGCTCCGCTAATAGTTTTGTTTGTGAGGGTTTGACTATCTGATGTGCCTACAACAGTTCCCGTTGGAATTGCTTTTTGTGCGGCAGAACCATCAATGTGTCCTGATGAGTTAGTCACTACAAAACTAGAAGCGGCAATACCCGAAATAGTGTTGTTGTCTGCGCTAATTGTTTTGTTTGTAAAGGTCGCTGTGCTGTCCGCTGTAATGCCGTTAAGGACAAGCAAAGCATTCCAAGCAGTTGAACCATTACCTATCTTAAAGTTGCCTGTATCGGTTTCGTAGCCTAGTTCGCCCGCTGAAAGAACAGGGTTTGTGGAAGACCATTGTGCGGCAGTTCCTCGTCTAAATTGAATCTGTGTAATGACTGCCATTATGGAGTTCCCCCTGTGACTATTTGTGTGGCTAGTGTGTCAGGATATGCGCCGCTGTAACCATTGGTTGCGTCAGGCTGTCCGCCATCTACATCAGCAATAGTATTACTGCCTACCGCCGACCATGCGCTTCCCGTATAAACAAACAAACTGCTCGCTGTTGTGTCGTAATACAAGTCGCCAGCGACCAGCGTTGGAACACTTGGGGGTGTTGCTAACGCTGGAACATTTGTCGGTGTTAGTGCTAGGCGGCTCACGCGCTTACCCTATCTTATCCGTGAACGACTACGCGATATTGGTTGCTTGTAGGCGCTACTGAGAAGAGAAGCGTAATTGCGGATGTGCTTGTATGTTGAACATCGCAGATAACTTCAGCGTATGGGCTGGAATTGTCATAGACCGCAACAGTCACATCTCTTGTGTTAAGGCTGTGCGTTACTGTGTATGAGGTATTTGTTCCGTCACCGATACTTGCCGCATACTTGCGGACAGCGATAGCGGTATCAAGAGCGAAGCCTGTTGAGCCAACAGTCAAACCACCGCTTGCTACGACTACGCCAGTAAAGTTATTTCCAGTTAGAAGGACACCATCAGAAGCGGTATAAGTTCCAGCACCGCTGAACTGTTGGAATACAACAGGGTCAGTTCCGACTGTGGTTACTTCATCAACATTTACCCAACCTGTGTTAGCAAGAGTTGAGCCGAAATCTACGAATGTAAAGTCGCCGCCCGCGATTTCTACCGCTGTATCAAAGTCAGTAGCGCGAGTGAGAACCCAGTTACTTGAACCATCACCAACAGTTGTAAGGGTATAAATACCATTTTGGCTCTGTGCTGTTTGGTTCTTTACAAGGATACGAGAGTTGATAGGTGGAGTAACGCCATCTGTGCTAAATGCGGCTTGTGTGCCAGCATTAGTAAGTGTCGCACCTACACCGCTTGTTCCGTTGTCATAAGTTGCGTTGAGGTTCGCAGTAGTCGCGGCGTATGAAGCGGCGTGGATATTTAGACCCTGCGCTACATCATCTACATACTGCTTGTTTGCCGCGTCTGTGGATACAGTTGGCGTACCAAGGTTTGTGATTTTGTAAGTAGCAAAAGATACATCCGCTGTTGGAACTGCGAGCGCAGAAAGATTAATTGCGGAGTGTGCCGAATTGTCGTGCGTTGGTGTTCCGTGTGTATGGTCAGCGCGAGCAATATTTACTGAAGAACCATTACCACTTGAAGCACCGAAAGATGTTTGTGCGGTAACGCTACCGAATGACGGCATAGCGTGTTTGTGGTCATCACGGGCTGGGGCTGTTCCAGTTCCAACAGTTGCGGTATCGCCAATAGCCTGAGTGCTTGCGGCGTTGCTTGTTAGCGGTGGTGTGCCGTGAGTGTGGTCGGTGCGAGCATAGAAATTGCTAGAGCCATTTCCGCTTGACGCGCCGTAAGAAGTTTGTGCTGTGACTGAACCAAATGGAGAAACCTGTGACCATGACGCACCATCATCAAAATAAAGTAGTGCTTGGTCTGTTGCGTAATAGAGCCTTCCAGCCGTTCCAGCGGATGGGCGAGAAGCAAAAGTTCCGTAGAGAACTTCAGACTCAGCCTGTGTAGATTCCCATGCGCTTCCGTTATAGAAGTAAAGTTCGTTGTCGCCTGTGTTGTAGTAAATCTGACCAGCGGTAGGTGACGATGGCGCTGTGCCTAGATTCTGAATTACCGCATTCTGAAGTTCATTCTTGTTGAGGTCAATGCTTACTAAAAACTTACGCGCCATTAGTTATCTCCTAAATCACATACGCTGTGCCAGCGAACGCACTCGTAAAGGTTATCACCATTTGATTCTTTGATGGGTAAGAAAAAGTGCCTTCGCATTGTGTTCCAGCACTATCTAAGACTACGGCGGTTGGTTCGCCATTAAGGTTGTGGTTAATAGTCCAAACCGCTGAGGCTACTGCCTGAGTATGGACATAGAAGACCGACACATTCGCGGACACGCCCTGTGGTCCAGGGGTCTGAATGGTTACTTGCGGGATATTCGGAACTACAATTATTGCTTCTTCTGCCATTATCTAGTCACCTCAGGAGATACAACCACTTGACCTTGCACCAAGCGGGTCACGATACCTGCGGGAGAAGTAATCTCGCAGTCATAATAATAAACGCCGTCATCTATTGCGCCAGTCTGTGCCGCTGTCGCATGGACGGATACTTTGCCCTGTGCGCCTGTGACTGTAATGCCAGCGCTTGTTGAAAGACTTAGCGCGGCAACAGGGTCACTTGGAAGCGAACGGATTT